GTTTATTAATAATGTAAATCTACGTGGGTATGTTTTTAATCAGAGTCTTCGTCAAGGTAATAATGATAATGGCAATTACGTCTTTGGCACAGTTAATATCGCTACTGATAATGATGCCGTCAACGTTATTCCAGTTAGTTTTTTCGCCAATGAGCTTTACCGTAGTGGCAAGCCTAATGCGACATATGATAATCTGATTCAGATTATGAATGGCAAGACTTTTGAGGAAGTTGGTAAGGATGGAGCTCTTCGTGTGCGAGTTCAGGGTTCTGTAGAGACTAACGATTTCTATAATCGTGAAGGCAATCTCGTCAGTGGCAAGCGTGTCCGTGGCTCTTTTGTTCACTTCCTTAACTCAAATGAGGAAATCGGCGCGTCTCCCGCGACATTTGAAACTGATATGTTAATCATGAGTGCGGCCATGCAGGAGCCTGAGAACCGTGACCCCTATATGAGCCTTCAGGGGTTTGTGTTTAATTATCGTGGCGATGTTCAGCCAGTGTCTTTTACAGTGATTTCGTCTTTTGGAATCCAGTTCTTTGAGAATGAGGATATCTCCAAGAGCAATCCTTATTTTGGCAAGGTTTGGGGCAATATCGAATCCAATATCGTTGTAAGCCAGAATGAGGAAGACGATGAGAATATCGGTTTCGGCACTCCTACCGTTCACGAAACTACTCGCACTTTCCGCAATTGGAATGTCACTGGCGCAAACAAGAATCTTGGTATGGACGATGATACCGTAACCAAGTCTGAGCTTTCTAGCAAGATTGCGGAACGTGAAGCTCGACTTGCCGAGCTTAAGTCTCGTCAGGATAGCCGCAACTCTAGTGGTGACACTGGCTTCCCCTCAGTGAAGTCTCAGCCTAGCACAGCTGATGTTATTAAGGGTAATGTCGATTTTAGCACATATAAGTTTTAAGGTAAGGTGATAGCAATTGACAGTTGACATTTTTAGCGTTAAGCCGCATAAGGTATCGAAAGACCTAAAGGGATATACCATTATGTTTTACGGTCAGCCTAAGACTGGAAAAACAACTCAGGCATCAAAATTTCCTAAATCCCTTATTCTAGGTTTTGAGATGGGCTATCTTGCCCTACCCGATGTTATGGCTTTACCGATTACCAGATGGTCTGATTTTAAACAGGTTCTTAAGCAGTTAAAAACCGATGAAGCGCATGAAATGTACGACAATATCGTTATAGACGTTGTTGATATTGCTTATGACCTTTGCGAAAAATATATTTGTAGCAAAAACGGAGTAGACACAATCGGAGATATCGGCTATGGTGGCGGATACGCTCAGACAAAAAAGGAGTTTGATGAGTGCATTCGACAGATTCCGCAAATGGGATACGGTCTAGTTCTCATCAGCCATGCGCAAGATAAGACCTTTACAGACGAAGATGGTAAGGAGTATAATCAGATTACTCCGACTCTTGGCAATCAGGGTCGTTTAGTGGTTGACCGCATGGCAGATATCATTGGATACGCTCGTCCAGTAGAGACTGAGGAAGGGACGAAGACTTATCTCTTTATGCGAGGAACGCCCAGGTTTATCGCTGGCTCTCGCTTCAAGTATACTCCAGAGGTAATCGAGTTTACTTATGATAATCTTGTAAAAGCAATTGACGATGCGATTACCAAGCAAGCGGAAGAAACTGGTAATGATAGTGTAACGTCAGAAAAGGACGACGCCCGCACCGAAAAACCCAATTACGATTTCAACGCACTAATGGGTGAGTTTAATGAAATTGTAAACAAGCTTCAAGAAATTGGCGGCGGCTCGTTCGGCACTAAGTACGCTCCTACAATTGCAAAAATCGTAGAGAAGTACTTGGGCAAGGGCAAGAAGATTAGCAATGCGACAGAACAGCAAGCTGAACAGGTTGCACTTATTGTTTCAGACCTTGAGGAATTTGTAGGAAATGGAATTTAATCATTAACCGATAAGAGGGGAGAGAAGATTGCAAAAACTTCTCTCCCCTTACTTTTAAGGCGGTGAAAATTGAAAACGAACTTTAATATACAAGAGCGAGATGTTATAAGAGTCGCAAAAAAATATCTCGGAGTTTACTACAGCGACCAAAAAGTAAAAAGAAATATAAAGTCTTTGGTTGCAGAAGGTAAGACATATAAGGATATTTATCAATCATTGGTTTATTG